GTTGAAAATGCGGTGATAGTTTCAAATGGAAGTAGTGATGTTTGTACGTTTTTAACAAATCCAACTCAGCCAACAGAAGCGACAGGTGGTCACACGCTAAACCCAACAGTAGGTTTTAATGTTGCAGATTTACCAGCAGAAAAATTATGGTTTAAAGCTCCATCTTCTGATATAACATTAGTAATAAGTGAGTAAGTTATGTTTAATTATTTTAATAGGTTTAATAGGTTTGGAAGGAGTGGCAGTCTACCAATTTCAAATTGGTATATTACTATAAGCGGTGAAACATACACAACATCATCAGGTGCAATTTACGCACTAGCAGAAGGATAAAAAATGGCAACATACAACGGAACAGCAAGCGGAGCAGATTTAGATAAGATAACAGGATTACAGAGTAACGCAAGTGAGATAGACTCTTATAGTAATACTTTTGATAGTAGTTTTTCAGAAATTCATAAAAAATTCAGAAAACACATAAACGGTGAAATTTCTTTGAAGTATATTGTGTCTGGTGACAGCACTAGAAGCAATTATTATAATTCAAGATATTTTATGCCAGACTACTACAAAGCAATACTATCACAGTTAAATATAAGTTATTACAACAATTCATCAGGTGGTCAAACTGCTAACGATTGGGCTAAAAACATTGATTACACAACTGTCCAACAAGCTATTGATAACATTGACGGAACAGGAAGTTCTACAATTGTAGAAATATCACTTGGAATAAATGATATAAGATTTCCTTACACAGTACAAGAAATAAAAGATAATATACTTCTTGGGATAAATACAATTCTAGCCTCTAAGCCAGACACTACTTTTCTTCTAGTATCTCCTACTAACACAGAAAGACTTAATGATGACGACCCAGATGATGTTGCTTTACAAGGCTTATATGCAGATTTAGCTACAGAAACAGGCTATGCGTTTATAAATTCTAACCCTTGTATGGATCCAATACACAGTGATACTTATTTTTGGCATGATTCAACACACCCGAATGAGCAAGGCGGAAGAAGGCTTATTAATTACATATTTAATGCGTCCATGCCAATTGAAGTATCAAATCTTATAACAATAAGCAACTACACATATATCCCTCCAAATGTAGACAATATTGCTACTGAAGTAGTTGTGGGGAGATATAGTAATACTACTGGAGAAATAGAAGATGCGTATACTACAGCAAGAAGGATGCTTCCTATCCCAGTACATGAAGGACTTACGCTAACTTTTGAACATGGAGGCACTGTTTACAATGGTATGTTGATGGATATAAACAATGAACTTGTTGAGAGAATTGACTTTCCATTAACGATTGATGGAAAAAGAGCTTTAATTGTTCCGGCTGGTGCTAGATGGCTTCGACTTACTCTCACTTATAGTGATGGAGCAAACTATGACACTTTAAACGATGTACCAGAAGTTAGGTATGTTGTGCCTACTGAGCAAAATAGATTATTAGAAGAAATAAATGTAGGATTAACATTGAATCAAAGTAAAGACCTGTCTTTAATCCCGCCATATACACAAAGTGCTTTTTTAAAAAGAGCAACAGAATCCAAATTTTATGATAAATTAGGTTCAACAGGAACATCAGGACAAGTTTTAACGGCTAATGGCGATGGCACTTGTCAGTGGAAAGACCAAACAGTAGTATAAGTAAGGAAAAAGATGTTTACAGACCCATCCATGACGGTAACAGCACAAGTCATATTTAATGTAACTACAGTAGGGTTTTCCGCCCTACTCACATATCTTGGAATTGGTAGCGAGGCGTTTACGCTTTTTGCACTACTTCTAGGCATTGATTATGTGACAGGTGTTTTAAAAGCAAGAGCAATAGGACAATCTATTACTTCAAACAGAATGAAATATGGCATTATCTCAAAGTTATCACTCATTATAGTTCCAATTGTTTTAGCAATAGGTGCTAAAGCTATAGGAGCAGACGCATCTAGTGTATTATCTATTGGTATTAATATTTTAGTTTTGAGTGAAGTATATAGCATTATTGGGAATATATACTCAATTAGAACTAGATTAGAACTACCAGAATATGACGTAGTTTCAGCTATAGGAAAAAGAATAAGAGCAATTTTAATAAAGGCAGAAAATGACACTCAATCTTAGTAAATATATTTTAGTGACGCTAATTATTTTGTTGGTAAGTATTGGTGGGTATAGCTATTTTAAAATAAATTCTTTAGAGAATACTATACAAGAATGCAGAACTTCAAACACTCAGTATGAGTCAGCAATACTCTACCAGAACGCAGAACTTGAAGAACAGAAATATAACAAAAAGAAAGCAATTAAGGAACTTGATAAGTGGAAAGCTATGCCGCCAAAAGTAAAATGGAGAACGATTACAGAAACTATATATAAAGATGTAAATAATAGTAAAGGGGGCGATTGTGAAAAAAACAATATTATTGAAGCTAATGTTTATAAGCTTGATTGGAATAACTTTTAGTGGGTGTGTAGAAAAAGAGTGTGTACCTATTAAAATACCCGTAAATTGCACAGTACCATATACAGAATGCAACAAGTACAAGAGAATAGGGCAGAGCATAGAAGAAGAACTTTTGATGTGTATAAAAGAGTATAAAAAGAATAGCGAGGTTTGCAAATGAAATTAGACAATAGTAAAAGACAAAAATGTATAGTTTACACGAGAGTAATGGGTTATCATAGACCTGTAGAGAGTTTTAATGTAGGTAAGACTGGTGAACATAAACAGCGTAAGCAATTCATAGAGAAATAATTATGAATGATATAATAGAAAACATAAAGAGGCACGAGGGATTTGTAAATCATGTGTATAAGGATAGTCTAGGTAAAGACACCATAGGATATGGAACACTTATGCCTATATCCAAAAAAGAGGCTGAACTTTTACTTAAACATAGATTGGAAGATAAGACAAGAGAGCTTGTTAAAAAAGAGCCTTTCTTTAATGAGTTGCCAAGTTCTGCACAGTTTATAATATTGGAAATGTGTTATCAGCTCGGAGTCAACGGAGTATTAAATTTTAAGAAAATGTGGAAAGCATTAAAGAGATATGATTTTGAAGAAGCTGCGAAAGAAGGTAGAGATAGTTTGTGGTGGAAAGAGCAAACAAGAAGCAGAGCAGAAGAGCTAATGTCTAAATTAGAGAGTCTTTAACTTTTTCTATACATACTTCAAAATATTTGTAAATTATTTTTATTTGTTGTTTTGAGTTTGATTTTTTAATAAGTTGCGGTGTCCATACGGTGTCCAAAAGTGTCCATAATAGTCATCACTTGCGGTCACTTTTGCTTTTAAACTCCCTAAAATAGGGCTTTAGTCATCCCTGCTAAGGATGCGTATGGGTAACTGTACCGAGAGTTCGAATCTCTCCTCGTCCACCATTGCAAGGGCTTTACAGCACATTAACCAAACTTTCATTTTTATCTTCGGTGTCCATACGGTGTCCAAAGAGACTCAAATTAGTATCCACTTTTAAATGCTCACCTTTGATAAAGCCAGCATAATTTTTTAAAATCATCTGCGGTGATGTATGTCCAACTATTGCAGCTATTTCCATAACCTTAAACTTTTCACTATTTAACATAGCAGTAATGAAAGTGTGTCGTGTATTATAAATCTTTCTATACTCAATACCACAATCTACAATCAATCTCTTCCATCTAGCACGAAAATAGTCAACATCTTTAATGAAACTTTTGTTATAATCAAAAAGATAAAGTGATTCACTCGTTTTCATCTGATTATCTATAAATTCTCTTACTTCTTCAAACATCGGAATGTCTCTTATACTTCCTATTGTTTTTGGAGTTGTAATATTTCCACGAGATATAGAACGCTTAACTGTTATTCTATCTTCTAAAATATCAGAGTACATCAGTCCTAAAACTTCACCGCTTCTCATTCCTGTATATAAGCTAATTCCTAAAAAGTTTCTAAGCATACCCTCAGAGTTGTTTAAAAGCATTTCAACCTCTTTTTTACTAAAAGGGTTAGGCTTTTCTTTAGGCTCTGCTTTAAATGTGATTCCATTAGCCACATTCTTGTCAATAACTTCATCATCTAAAGCTATGTTTAAAACACCTCTAATACACTTTAAATACTCTTTTTTAGTATCAGCCTTACCATTTATCGTATTTAGATAATCTTTAACGATACGGCGTGTTATAGACGATATTTCATAGTCTTTGAAGTATTCGTTTACAATCTTATATGTGTAGTATCTATTTTTATAGCCACGATCGGCTTCATGTTCCATCAAAAAACTTGCAAAATATGCAGAAAACTTCTTACTTTCAGGCTTCACAAAGTCGCCTAGTTTTATCCGCATAGTAAGTTCTGGAATAACCTCTTTTTTGAGATATGTCCTATTTTTTGATGTATCCTCAAGTCCAGTGCTTTTTCGCACTCTTTTACCATTTACACGATAATTTATGTAAAGGTTACCGTTCTTTTCGTATATATTCGCCATGTTTCTATCCTTGGCGACCACAAGTGACTTCATAAGTATAACCTCATTTTTCTAAGGAAGAATTTTATTTAGTATTATTTCTTTGTTTTTGCTTGGCAAAGCATCGCCTCTCCACCACTCTTTAATCTTATCAATATCCCATCGCAAAGTATTCCCTTGTTGCACATAATGGATATTTTTTTGATACTCTCCACTCTCTTTGCGTCTAAGAAAAAAATGCTTTTCAACATCGTAAATATTACATAGATTTTCAGTTGATATGAATTTCATACTTTACTCATATTTAGTAATATTTATATCGCTAAACTCAACATGATTTGAGTTATTATTAACAACAAACTGATATACTACAACTGCATACAGGCACATAATGCCTATATATAAAAATGTGTTTTTATTCATTGTTTTTCCTCGTTAAAATGGTAAATCATCTGAGTCTATATCAATCTCTGGCGGTTGTTGCGGTGCTTGTCTCTGCGGTGGCGGAACTGGGCGACCTTGTGCGTTTTGATATTCGTATGTCGGTTTATTTGTTTGATTGTTTTGTGGCGCTTGGTGTTGATTATTGCCATATCCGCCTTGTTCTGTGGTTTGATTTGTTTGACCGTTGTTTGATTGACTATCACTTTTTGAGTCTAGCATTTGCATAGTCTCAACATTAACAGAGTGTTTACTTCTTTTTTGTCCTTGCTGGTCAGTCCACTGGTCAAAGTTTAATCTACCCTCTACTAAAATCTTGCTACCTTTTCTTAAGTATTGATTTGCCACTTCTGCACTACGAGCAAAGAAAGTAATATCTACAAAACATACTTCCTCTTTTTTTTCTCCATTGCTTGTAAACTTTCGTGTTGTTGCAATAGCAGTTTTTGCTATACCCATTCCGCCTTGAGAGTATCGAAGTTCGATGTCTCGTGTTAAGTTTCCAACAAGTATTATTTTATTAAATGACATTATTTATTTTCCTCACTTTTAATTTTATCTCTACGCTTAATAGCGTGCTTCTGTTCTTTTCTCTGTCTATAGTTGTGCATCTTTTGCTTAAAACTTAATTCTTTCATTTAAAATCCTTCTCTCACTTGTTTACCCTCTATAATGAGGTTATTTTTTAGTGTTAGCTTTTTCCCAGCAAATAAACTTTTTTTCTTTTCAAATCCTAACTCTTTCATTAAAAAATCAACTACAACAGAGCTATTCTTCTCAGCTTCGTAATCATCTACAGAAACAATCATAAATTTTTCAATATGTTCATCTGTTACTTTTGTGAACTTTTTTATTTCATTTGGAAAATAATTGTAAATTGCTGCTATTGTACTTTTTGCTTCAATTTTCATGTTTTGCTTTAGAAAATTGCTTATTGTTTTTCTCCATGCAAGGTCACATTTATTGATAACACTTACAGTTAGTTTATGATTAACTTTTCCTCTATGTCTCATAAATTTAGCTATTCTCTTTCTAACTAATTGACCGCTACTGTTTAACTCCTTGTGTCCATAGTTGTGAAACATCATATCTATCAAGCTAGAACAGATTATTGATTTTTCAAGTGCTTCCATTTAATATTCCTTGCTTGGAAACTCAACATAAATGCCATACCTTTCAGCTAACATTCTGTTTAAAGTTTCATAGACTTTTGTTACCTCACTTTTTGTGAGTTTAGTTGTCGAAGTCTTATTTAAAATGGCTTTTTGTATGCCCTTCCACATAATTTCTTTAACCGTATGGCTACTCCAATCAACATCAACAACAAGTGTTTTTTTAATATCTAACCCTGCATTGTTTAAAGCACTCGATACCATAGAAAAATACTTGTGCATAGCTGAATTTTGAGCCATACTTCTTTGGTTGTTTTCGTCAATAGTAATACCAAGAGAAGTTGCTACTTGTAAGAGGGTTTTAAAATCCATCTCTACAAGTGCTGTTTCTTCTTTAATCTCTTTTATTTTCATGTAGATTTTTTCTTCTGTTTACTCTGATTTTATCTTCTGTATGAGTTATTTCAACACACGCACCTTCAACAACTATATCATTCATAATGGCGTTTTTAACTGCGGTTTTGTCAAGTGTTGTTTTGAAAAACCCTTGATTTATAAGACTCTCTTCATTAGTAACTATCAGCTCTTCTTTTGGTTTTGACTTAGAGATGCTTACACTCGATACAGCCATGCCTTGCAGTTTGTCTATACCACTCTCAGCTAACCACTTCGCACTACCTATTTTGATAGTTTCTGCTTGTGATGTTAGTTCAGCTTTTAGAGACTTTATGTTTGCCTCGGCTTCTTTAATTCGCATAAGACGATCATCTAAGTTTTGAAGTGACAATCCTATATAATCGGCAACACCCTCTGGTGATGTTTCGCCAAGTTTAAAGTCAAGTATCGCACCAACTTCATGTATCGGTGCTGTTTCAAGTCGCGTCTCTCGTCTTTGTTCTATCTTGCTCATTTTTAATCCTCGAGACCAAAAGCGGCATTAACTTCTTTAATATCAAAAACCGTTGCTTGTGTTGATAGTTTTTTAGCTGTTAGCTTCCCATCTTTTGCATAGTTCCATATCGTTGTAATTGATACACCTAAATATACGGCTAGTTCTCTAGCTCTGTAATATCTCTTTATTTCGCAATCTTTTGCTTTCATTTCGTTTCCTTCTTAATTTTCTTTTGTATTGCATCAACAGCACTTTGATAATACGCTTGTGGGAACTCTTTGAGTGTATCTGCATGATAATATGCCAAGAACTCAACTAAATCAGTTTTAGAGCTATCTATGAGTGAATTAAGCATATTTAATTGTTTATCTGTAATAGTGTTTTTTAGCTCTTCTTGTATTTCATCAGCACTCTGTAGGCTAAACACTTTCAAAATAGAGTTTTTAACTGCAATAGTAGTCGCTTTTGCTGGTGCTTTGTCATCTCCAAATGTATCTGCTGAAACTTCAACTCTTGAAACTAACTTACTCCCATCTACACAACTGATATACTCAACATCATAGAGTGCATCGAAACGCAGTTTTTTACCACCTTTTGCAGTTAAACTTTCAGTATAGACACCTTTTTGAACTTGCACGGGATTTATAATCACTTTTTCCTCTACCAAGTGAGGTCGCAATTTTGAAATAATATTGTCATAAGTGACAACTTTATAATAGTTATTTCCAAACCCTACACTTCCATCCTTGTGTACCGCAGTAAACTTTTCCATGACTTTATTTATTGATTTATATATTTCCATATAGCTACCCTCTCAATTTATTTAAAACATTTTCAATCATATAACTTGAATGCTCTTCTTTTATGCTTCTTCCAACTAAAAAAAGAACACCGTCAAGGGATACATTAATTGCGTCATCATTAGCGTTCCCTGCCTCAAAAACGCTAAAAACTAAAGTATCGTAGTGGTTGTGAAAACTTACAAGCACGTTTGAATTCCCATCGTTTATTGACCTAACTATCTTTTGGATCTCATCGCTTATGTCTTCTATCTCTTTTTTGCAATTTGCAAACTTTTTTATTAAACTCATAATTTACTCCTTAATAAAAGACAATTCAATAGCTTTAAAAATAAAATCTTTCCATTTATTCCACCATTCTATTGCACCATCGTCAAATGTAGATATTTTCTCATCTGTAAACTCTTTCCATTCTTTAATAGTATGTTGTTGACACCCTATTGCTAAAATATGTTTATTGTATACCACCATGTAAGTGTCAAGTTGCATTGACTTCCATTCTCGCATATTCCCAATTTTATATTGATGCTTACTGCCACTAAAGTTGCTATTACTAAAGTTGCTATCACTAAAGTCGCTATTACTAAAGTTGCTATTACTAAAGTCGCTATTGCTAAAGTTGCTATTACTAAAGTCGCTATTGCTAAAGTCGCTATTGCTAAAGTAGCTATTACTAAAGTCGCTATATCTAAAGTTGCTATTACTAAAGTCGCTATTGCTAAAGTCGCTATTGCTAAAGTAGCTATTACTAAAGTCGCTATATCTAAAGTTGCTATTACTAAAGTCGCTATTGCTAAAGTCGCTATATCTAAAGTTGCTATATCTAAAGTTGCTATTGCTAAAGTCGCTATCTCTAAAGTTGCTATTACTAAAGTTGCTATTGCTAAAGTCGCTATATCTAAAGTTGCTATATCTAAAGTTGCTATTACTAAAGTCGCTATTGCTAAAGTCGCTATATCTAAAGTTGCTATTACTAAAGTCGCTATCTCTAAAGTTGCTATTACTAAAGTCGCTATTGCTAAAGTCGCTATATCTAAAGTTGCTATTACTAAAGTCGCTATTGCTAAAGTCGCTATATCTAAAGTTGCTATTACTAAAGTCGCTATTACTAAAGTCGCTATTGCTAAAGTCTGCTCTATAAAAGCTAATTTTTGCTTTTAACGCACCTTTTAGTAATTCTTCCCAGCTTGAACATTCTAATTCAAAAATAACTTTTTCAGTATCCCATCTTTTTAATTTCATAATTTTTCCTTCCATATAATAAATCTTATTTTGTAAAAAGTGAAAAAGTTTTTTAATTTCCACTTAGCAACTTTCCATTCCCATATTAGATTTTTAAATATCATTGAGCAT